AAGAGATACTAAGCCTTGGTCCATCGGCCATGGACGACGGTCAAGGATTCGCCGACAACTTAGCAGAACAAATTCCCGAAGAATCCTTAGCAGAGATTTCCAATGAACTTCGATCACAGTTCTCGGTCGATCAGACCAGTAGAAAAGATTGGCAACAATCCTACATCAAAGGATTAGACCTATTAGGTTTTAAATATCAAGAAGTCAGCGAACCTTTCCGAGGCGCTGCATCAGTTTCTCATCCACTACTCGCCGAGGCCGTCACGCAGTTTCAAGCAGGAGCGTACAAAGAGCTTCTCCCTGCGGGCGGTCCCGTTAAAACATCCATCATTGGAGAAGTGAACGATGAAGTGGAACAACAAGCAGAGCGTGTTAAAGAATTTATGAACTATCAGCTAGTGTACAAAATGAAAGAGTACGACGCTGAGACAGATCAAATGTTATTTCACTTACCGCTAGCAGGAAGTGCATTTAAAAAGATTTATTATGATGGCAACATGGGAAGACCGTGTGCAAAGTTTATACCGAGTGAAGATTTAGTGGTGAACTACGGGGCATCCGAATTAGAAGATGCCGAACGCATCACTCACGTGATAAAAATTTCTCCGAACGATTTGAAACGACAAATGCTTTCTGGTTTTTACAGAGATATTGAGATTGATGAGAACGACGAATTGTATTCTTCGTATTCTGATATTCAAGAAAAGTATGACGAGTTAGAAGGCGTACAAAAGTCAGAATATGCTGGTCAATATGAGTTGCTAGAAATGCACGTCGATTTAAATTTAGAAGGGTATGAGAATACCGGAGAAGATGGTGAGCCCACAGGACTAAAACTACCTTACGTTGTGACTTTAGAACAAGGCACAGGAAAAATTTTATCAATCTACCGAAACTACTTACAAGATGACCCGATGTTTATGAGACAAAAATATTTTGTCCACTACAAGTTTTTACCTGGTCTCGGATTTTATGGTTTTGGTTTAGTGCATATGCTAGGCGGACTAACAAGAACAGCCACGGCAGCACTACGAGCACTGCTCGATGCAGGTACATTATCCAACTTACCTGCCGGTTTCAAATCACGAGGTCTTCGTGTCAGAGATGATGAAGAACCTTTAACGCCGGGCGAATTCAGAGACGTTGATGCACCGGGCGGAGATTTACGTAATGCATTAATGCCCCTTCCCTACAAAGGACCTGATGGAACTTTATTTCAATTACTTGGTTATGTGGTTGATGCAGGAAGACGATTTGCAGCGATCGCTGATATGAAAGTAGGCGATGGTTCACAGGCTAATCCTGTTGGAACAACCATGGCATTATTAGAACAAGGTTCCAAAGTCATGAGTGGTATTCACAAAAGATGTCACAACGGACAAAGACAAGAATTTGAATTATTAGCAAAATTATTTGCAACATCCCTCCCACCTGAATATCCTTATAACGTATCAGGTGGTAACAGACAGATTAAAGCAACAGACTTTGATGACAGAGTGGACGTACAACCTGTATCTGATCCCAACATCTTCTCGATGAGTCAGCGAATTATGTTGGCACAAACACAATTACAATTAGCACAAAGTAATCCTCAAGTTCATAATCTCTACGAAGCGTATCGAAGAATGTATATGGCGTTAGGGGTACAACAGGTAGAAGCAATATTACCTCCTCCTGCAAAACCAATGCCTATTGATCCTGGTATGGAGAATGCACAATCTCTTCGTATGCAAGCATTAGTAGTTTTCCCAGAACAAGATCATGAAGCACACATCGAGGCACACAGAGCATTTATGAGTTCCTATTTGGTCAGAAACAATCCTCAGGTGATGACAATTCTACAAGCACATATTGTCGAGCACATGTCCGCACAAGCTAGAGCCGAGGTCATGGCAGAAATAACTCCAGAGTTAAACAGACAAGCGATGAAGTTCGGTGGACAGGTACCACCAGAGCTACAACAACAGTTCCAGGCACAGATTGAAAAACAAGTAGCAGTCAAGATAGCTGCAAAGATAGATGAAGCCGTAGCAGAAGAACAAGAAGCTATAGGGTTTGGTCAACAAGGACAAGATCCGTTGGTCGAGATCAAAGCACGAGAGTTAGATTTAGAACAACAGAAACTCAATCTTGATGCTGCTGATGATCTAGCTAGTCAAAGATTAGATGAAGAAAGATTAAGCTATAAAAAATCTTACGACGCACAAAAGATTCAACAACAATACGATATTCAAAATCAAAGAACAGCTGTTCAAATGGAAAGACTCAATGCCACTAAAAAAAGGTAGTGGAAAAAAGTCAATAAGTGCTAATATATCTAAGATGAGGAAAGAAGGTTATCCTCAAAAACAAGCAATTGCGATTGCACTAGATAAGGCAGGTAAATCGAATGGCAAAAAAACAAAAAGAAAAAAGTAGTCCTTGGGAAGACATTGATCAACAAACCGTTGAGTCCCTAACTAATGAATTCAAGATTATGTTTAGCCTATATACCTCGCAAGGCGTTGATCCGTTGGCCATTGCTAGTGCTTTTTTAGCGTCAGGACAGTGGGCAATGAACAAAGAAATAGGTTTAAAAGACACTCAAGATTTGCTAAGGTTATTGTCTAATTAGAAATACGAGGTTGTACCTCAATTAAATAGGACAATACACTGATGAAAAAAAATTTAAAACCAGTAGACAAGGCTAAAAACCCTGGTCTATCAAAACTTCCAACAGAAGTTAGAAACAAAATGGGCTATATGAAAGACGGTGGTATGGTTCTTGAAATAGGATTACGCCCTGCAACAAAATCTGAAATGAAGATGGCAAAAGGAATGAAGAAGCCAAAGAAAATGGCTAACGGTGGTATGGCTCGTGGCACAGGAGCAGCTATCTCAGGAAAAGGTTTCAAGGGAGTATTTTAGTGGCTGGTAGTTACAGACAAGATGCTATAGAGGAATTAGGCTATGAAGGTAGTTATGGTGATCTTACTGATGAGCAAAGATCTAAAGTTGATAGATTAGTTGATAACTATAAAGCTAGGAATAAAGATAGTGGAGGCGCAGTCTCTGACCTTGGAAAACTATTTAAAAAAATTTTGAATAAAAAAAAAGATGGTGGGATGATGAACAAAAGACTCACCAAAACAGTTCCCCCTAAGAAGGGACCTAACTCTCAAGGCATGAGAGGAACAGGTGCTGCGATTCGTGGTACTAAATTCAAAGGAGTATTCTAATGGATATGATTAAAAAACTTTGGAACGATCACCCAAAAAAGAAATGGCTTGTAATCGGTCTAGTTATCGGTTGGGTAGCCGCTCAGATTATCTAATTAATGTTATCTAAATTATTAGGCGGATCTTTAGTAGACACTGTCGGTAAAGTTATTGACAGTGTCCACACTTCAGAGGAAGAAAAAGGTCAAATCAAAATAAAACTTCAAGAATTAGAAAACGAAATTAATTCTAAACAAATGGATATTAACTTAGCTGATGCTAAGTCTACTGCTACAGGTATTGGTGGTATTATGCAGCGGTCGTGGCGCCCCCTCATCGGGATGTCCTGTGCTCTAGCTATATTTTGGGAGTACGTCTTAAAACAATTCTTAGTATTTATATTGGCAGCATTTAGTGTTGAACACGCACCTTTACCCGAGCTTGACATGTCGACTTTATTCCCGCTTGTCACAGCCTTGCTCGGAATGGCGGGCTTACGTAGCTTCGAAAAAAGTAAGAAAATTACGAAATAGTGCAAACAAATATATATTCAGCAATTTTACGATTAATAACTACTAGACAAGACGACATAAAGTCTGTACTTATTGATGGAAACGTAGAGAATTGGGACAAATATCAATTCCTAGTTGGGCAACTCACTTCTCTTCGCAAACTCGATTCAGATGTTAGGGATCTTTATCGCAAATGGGAGGTAGACGATGACGTCGACAACGGGGCTGATTATGCCCAAAGAAAAAAAGATAGTGGGACTTAATCCTGCTGAGAAAAAAGAAGAAAAAAAGACCGATCTTAATAAAGTTCCAAAGCCCACAGGGTGGAGACTAACTGTTCTTCCCTATAAAGGTGTAGGAAAAACTAAAGGTGGTGTCTTATTAACAGATAAAGCAGTAGAAGAGCAACAGATTGCTTCTGTTTGTGCTTTAGTCCTAGAAACTGGACCTGATGCCTATGCAGACAAGGATAAATTTCCACATGGACCTTGGTGTAAAAAAGGTGATTGGGTAATCATCGCAAGATACGCAGGCTCTCGAATTAAAATTGAGGGTGGCGAGCTTAGAATTTTAAATGATGATGAAATTTTAGGGACTGTTGAAAGTCCTGAAGATATTTTAGGAGTATATACATGAACGAAGTAGATAGACAAGTTGCTGAACTTCAAGCTCAGTCTGAACAAAAACAAAAAGCTGAGTATTCTGTCGAGGTAGAGAGTGAAGAGGTCGCTGCACCTACAGAAGAAAAGGAAGTTGAGATTCCTCAAGAGAGTAAAACCTTTGAAGCTGAGGTAGAAGAAGTACAGGAAGAACCTGTTGAACAGAAACCAAAACAAGAAGAGGTAAAAACTGAGGAAGAACCTAAAGAAGATTCAAAACAAAATTATAGTAAGTCCGTTCAGAAACGATTTGATGAATATGCTTACCAATTAGGTGAATCAAGACGACGTGAAGAAGAAGCAATAAAAATTGCTCAAGCTATTAAAGATGAAAGAGATAAAGTTCAAGAAGAACTCTCTAAAATTAATAGTGGTTATGTCAATGAAATGGGCGGACGTTTAACCGGGTCTATGGAAGCTGCAAAAGCAAAGCTTAAAAAGGCAGTGGAAGACCAGGATTCAGACGCTATGGCCTCAGCACAACTAGAAATAGGAAAATTAGGTGCAGAGCAAACTCGTTATGAGCAAATAAAGGCTCAAGAAGAGGCTAGAGTAACCGCTCCCAAGCAAGAAAAACAGGTAGAAATACCTCAATCTCAACCACAATCTGCTGTTAAAGATCCTAAAGCTGAGTCTTGGGCAGCGAATAATGAATGGTTTGGTTCAGATAAAGTCATGACAAACGTCGCATATGCGATTCATGAAGATTTAGTCAATCAAGGTGTTGATCCAAGAACAGATTACTACTATACTGAGATTGATAAACGTATGCGAGATAATCTCCCGCATAAGTTTGAACAAGATTCTTCAACCGAAGAACCCGCAAAGCAACAGCCCGTCCAGACCGTTGCAAGCGCACAT